TAGACGACCAGCAGCTCGAACAGAAGGGGGACAGTCACTGGCCCTCCAGCTCGGCGGCAACAGCCTTAAGCTCCCGCAGCTCGCGATAGATGAAGTAATCCTCGGGGTCGTCGTAGTTCAGGTCCAGCGCCTGGTCTACAGCCGTCTGAGCCAAGAACAGCAAGCGGTCTATCAGTTGGCGGTCAGTCATTGCGCCTTCAGCTCGGCGGCAATAGCGAGGAGTTCGTCGCGAGTTTTCTGCCGTTGCTCCCATTTGGAATCGGCCATCAATTGATAGCTCTGGGGCCACGGTTCACCTTCTCCGCAGGGTGGCTCACTTTGCTCCGGCACCACCTGATCCGCAGCAGAGCGGAGGGCGGCGGCGATCATTTCTTCGTGGCTCACCTCACGGTTGAGCAAGTCAGCATGGGTGAAGTAGGCATCCAGCACCGCCTGCGCGGCGGGGGAGAGGTCAGTCATCGAGGGCCTCCAGGCGCGGCGGATGGTGGCGAAATCGTCGCTGTTGTCTGGGTTGTAGTTGCGACGCATGGCTTCCAGAGCCTGCTCCTTCAAGCTCGGCGGTTTAGGCCGGCGGGCGGCGCGAAGAAGTGGCACTGCCTCGTGGACTACCCCGACGGGATCGGCCATAAGCCACTCACAGCACGCCTCCAGCTCCTGGTCGGCGCCCCATTGGGCGGCTTTGCTGGCGATCCACTGATCTTTCGGTCCCCACGCTTCTGGACAGTCAAAAGAAGTAGTCCATTGGCGCACCAGCTCCGGCGGTGGGGTGATGGGGTGTGTCATTTTTCGATCCCCAGAGTGGGCACAGGCAGGCCACCTTCTGTCGGTACATAGATGGTGCGATTGCCTTTTTCGCTGCCTTCCTGAAGACCTGTGATGTACAGGTACTGCAAATAGCGTGGATTGTTTTCCAGTGACTTGCCGATGATTTTGTTCGCCTCGGCCACGCCTTTGGCACGTTCGACCTCGGCTTCGGCCTCTAGCGTCGCCGATTCGCGCTTGGCTTTGGCCTCAAGCACTTTCACTTGGCGCGTGCTCTCGGCCTCCATCAGCATGGCTTTGCCAGCCAGGGTCCGGTTGTAGACGCCAAGCTGAGGCAGCCCCCAGAGCGCAAAAGCAAAAACGCCAATACCAGTGATAACAATGAGAGCAATGCGTGCTTTGTTTTCAGTCATTGTGGGAGGTTGAGTCAGGGGTTAGATGGTGGTGGGTTGGGTGTGGGGTAGTCAAGCTCGAATCTCAGAATTCGGGACACAGCGCTCCAGTGATCGTGCTGTGTTTCCTCAATCCACGCCGCCACCTCGCGGATCGCAGCGCGGGCTTCTTCTTTCCAGTCGCTTCCAGATGCGTTTGCCAGAGCATCAACCACCCGCTCCACCAGCGAACTCCTAATTTGGGAGGAATTAGGAGATGGTTTGGAGGTGACTGGCTGCAGCAATGCGTTTAGCTCTTTCTGCTGCTTTGCGGTGAGTTTCAGCGGCTTGCTGATTTCATAAACCTTCGATGCTTGGCGTTCGGCAGCTTCTAGTGACTCAATACGTCTAAACGAGGCCCCAATGTTGGAACTGGTTTCGACGATGTGTTTTTGAGCGGCATCTTCCAGCGCCTCAACCCTGGCGCGGAGTTCTAAAGCAGCGCAAACCAGATCATTGCCGCCAAGTTGACGGCGCTCAAGATTGACCCATTGCTCGGGCGTTGCTTTGTAGTCGCTCACGATTCCGCCTCCAGTAAAAGCCGGCGCATGTACCAGTCGGCTTTGCCGAGGTCTTCCACGGCATTACCCTTGTGCTCAGCGCGCCATAGGTACTTAAACACTTGACCCTTGCAGTAAGCCTTGAAACCTTCGGTGCCAAGTGCAGCCTTAATGGCTTGGATGCATTCGATGTCGCCTTGCTTGTAATGCGGTGGATGGTTTACTGGGTCAGTCATTGTGGAAAGGTGGCCGTTAGGCCACCGGTGCGTGTCAGTTGTCGGTCAAGTTAGGCAGTGCTTCGCTGCGCAGTAACCATGCAGCAAATGCAACGTGACTAGCAACAGCTTGCTTATTGACTGGTGCCATTGGGTAGGACTCTGCCCACCAACGGCGGAACAGCGCCTCAAGATCTGCTTCGTTCATCAGAATGCAGGCTCCTCAACTTGCGTGGCGCGAGGCAGAAACTCAAACCGCTGCACATTAAGCACGTGCTTGCTGCGCTTGCCGCCGGTTTCTTTGTCGTTCCACTCTTGCCGCCGGACGTTGCCCGTCACCATGATGGAATCACCCTTCTTGCAACGATCAACAACAAGCTCTGCAGACTTGCCCCACATTTCAATGTCAATCACATTATTAATGTAATTGCCATCCTTGTCCTTGCCCTCTTGGATGCCACCTGCAAAGTTGGCAACCATGCTGCCACTTTCAAAGGCACGCAGCTGAGGATCAGAAATGATGCGAACGATGCCGGATGCGTAAAGGCTCATGGCAGTGGTGTGATGTTATTGGCCTCTTCAAAGGCCAGGATTTGGGATAGCGGGTACCGCACCCGTGGCGTACCGGCTGGGAAGCCGATGCGCGGGATGGTGTAGTACCCAGGACCAATGCCACGCGCGCGTTGGTTTTTGATGGCCGATGGCTTCAGCCCCCATCGCGTGGCCAATTGATCGTTGGTCAGATACGGCTCAGTCATCAAATGGATCCTCGTCTGCGGTAGCAAAACTGGCTTCCTTTTCCAGCGCAAGCGCAAGGAGTGTTTCTTGCTGCTCAATGGATAGGTCCGCCTTGCGTGCCTCCATGCGTTCGGTCACCTTGGCAAGATCAGCAACGCTGTTGGCCTTGGCAATAGCAGCCTTGCCGGCAGCAAAGATCTTGGCATCACCAGTAGGCAATGCCGGCGCAGGCGCTGCGGTAACCGTGACAGGCTGCACCTCGGCCTGCTCCATCTCATCGGTGCTGTAGACACCTGAAAGGTCAGCGGGAAATGCTTTGCGCAGTGCCAATGCCTCAGAGCACTTGGCGATCATCGTGGCGCCCATCTTGGACCACAGCCCCTGGCCAGCGTTGTAATCCGCGAACCGCGCAACACCAGTGAATGGATGGCTGGAACCCTTGCGCCAAATGGTGGTCTTGGCCGCGGCAGGTGGTTTGCTGCCAAGCCATACATCAGTCCACTGGCCATCGTCACCGCACCAAAGGGTCTCAGAACCATCCAGTTGCCCGGTGCGCTCGGCAATGCTGCGCAGGCCGTCAATGCCAGCCTGAATGGTCATCTTGCCGCCACGCTTGATGGCGTAGATCTGCTTGCTGAACGGATCCAAACCCGTGCGCTGGCAGGCATAGGCAAAAAGGCGCAGCTCATCACCGCTGCAGCCAGGTGCAATGGTGGTGCTGATCAGTTGGGTCTGCTCTGGTGTCCAGAGTGTGAGAGTGGTGGTCATTGTTCTTCAGTTAATGCTTTTGCGTCTTGAAATAAAGTGATCGCTTTAGCCAAAAAGATTCTGGTTTCTCGGCTGAACTTTGGAAAATCAGCCGCAACTTTGTTAAGCATTGCAGCGTTCCAGTCGTCCAGCTTGATGCGATCCTTCAGTGAATGGCATTCTCGGCAGCAATCGACAGTATTAATGCCGCCGTGCCGCATCGGAACAGGGAAATGATCGCCAGGGGCGGAGCGGGAAACGCTGTAGACGCAATCGCAATACACGCAAATGCGGTGTACGCGATGGTTGCTCATTAGAAGTCCTCCGAAGTAATGGCAGACTCGTTGCGCAATGCCCATGAAGGCAGGCTGAGCGTTTGGCAGTGATCGCCGTAGCCCGGCCACTCCTTGGTGGCTTGGCAGTCGGCAATCACGCGCATGTCACGTTGCCGCAGCTCATCACCAGCAGCCATGGCCGCGGCGTCAAGCTCGTAAACAGCGACCGCGTACGGAGCAGTCTTCTCAACGGCAATGAACACAAATCGCTCAGCACCGTGCAAGCCGGCTAGGTAGTGGCTCGCTTGCACATGGTACCGGAAGGTAGCCACGCTACGGGCAAAGCCGGGGCCGGCATCCGTGGTGGTCTTGAGGTCAACCACCGTGGTGCCGTCGTACCAGTCAGGACGGCACTTGCACCGCAGCCCAGTGGCGGCGTCATCCCACCAGAAGGACTGCTCAGCCTTGCCATGGGCAAGCAGTGCTGCTGCTGCAGGGTGCACGCGGACGCTGGCAGCCATGCTGAGCGCTAGCGCCATATCGGACTGAGTGACGGCTTCAATGCCATCAGCAGCCATGCGCTCTGCTTGCTCTTTGCCGGCCTTGGTATTGCGCGGACCGCAGACGCCATAGCGCTGCAGCAACTCCTCCGGTTCCAGCACTGCGCAATGCACCAGGGAGCCAAGCCGCATAGCAGCAGTGGGTTCGGGTGCGCTGCGCTTGGGGTCGAGGTAGCGGCTCCAGTAGTGGTAGGGCGACTTGGCTACTGCGTGCAGGTGCGAAGCGCTGACGGCTGGGTCAGCGTGGTATTCAGCGTTGCTGGTCATGCTGCCCTCAGCTGGCGGTGCAGGTGCGTTTGTGGGCCGTAGCACTGCTGCAGTTCTGGAAATGCAAGCAGCACACGCTGCTTGTTTTCTGGATCGGCGTGCAGTGTCGCCTCAGCCAAGCGGCGGTAGAAACCGCCGCCGTGGTGGATAGCTGTCTGCA